CTTTCTTGCCAGCATCTACATGAGAATCGTAAGCATTAGTAGAAAGCTCACGAACTACTGCAAGGATCTTATTAGAATAAAGACCATCAGAAAGAATAAAGAAAGCCTTGGCAGATGCCTCGATACTAAACTGGCTTTCCTCAAAATCACCAGACTTTTCAATCGTATTAATACCAGCATGAAGTTTCATTAACGCTATCTCCTATACAAGTGCTTGATCGCTGAATGTGCTTTGATTCTATCAAAAGAATCGGCTATGTCAAGTGGCAAACTTTAATTTTTCAATCTTCCTCATAGTAGTCATCATCAAAGCTGTTTATATTTTTATTGTAAGTATTATCTCTGCTGGTAATCCGCTCAATATCAAAATTTGTCGCAGCCCAATGACAGGAATCATTTCTTGGATCATGTTTTTCCTCTAGGGTAAATGTAAACGGTTCATCTAAAAATTCTTCGTTGGTGCTATTCTTAAAATCTTCCCACTTACCTACAAAGTCATAAAACTTTTGCATGTCTTCATCCGATGCAAAGTTATATTCAATATAATTAGAATCGTCATATAGCCAAACCTTAACTGTTTTGTAATATATATCTAACTTATCGCGTTCGCACCTTAAACATCTTGATAAGGCTAATTCGTGTGGTGATAGTTTTGTATTTTTAATCGATCTAACAATATCACCCTCAGTAACATTAACTTGTATCATTGCCAACCTAAAGCCTCCGACACTATTGGTAATTGTGATATAAAAATATTCTTACAGCTATTTGCAATATCCATATGCTCTTTTTGTGTTCCATTACTAGATCTTAGATCTATATAATGAATCCATGATCTAATTGTTCCGCTCATGTATAACTTAGTGGGCGTGGCAAGTGGTAAAACAAATCTAGCACATTCTTTTGCTATACCGTCCGCAATCATTCCATCATATATTGCTTTAGATTTTGCAAAATGTTCCCTAATTTTTACTCGCCACTTTGATCTTGTTTCTTCTGATATGTCATCTATACTATTTTGTCTGTTTTTATTGTCTTGTCGTCGTAAATCAAATAGTGGTATTTCTTCTGACAACAAAGACGTATCAGCATATCTCTGACTAAATTCTTGGAAATTAAAACTTCTGTGTCTTAGAATTTGTGCCGCTATTCCCCTAGTTGTATTTATCTCTATAGTCATATTAGCCATTTCAAATATCGACCAGTGTTTGTGGTTTATGCAATAGGCTAACAATTTAGATATATTTTCACTATTTTGATTGCTAGGATTTGAAACTCTGGCACAATATGCCATATGCTTTTCAGCGTCTGGCGTTATTGAAATAAAAATTGTATCGTTCATATTCCTTATTATCTCCTAGCGTCAACTTATTCTACTTCAACGAGTACAGTTTGTCAAGTCTTTTATTTGAGTTTCTCTAAAATTTCAATAGCTTCTTGTATCCATTTTTTGTGAACACTAATTCTAGTATGTAATGATTCGTCATTTATATTAGAATCTAATTTTTTATCTCCCGTCATAATACCAGAATTTATTCCTGCTAATTTTTTATCAATGAATAATCCTCCACCACTATCGCCACTAGCAATTAAAAATTCTAATTGTGTTTTAGTGCCAGACTTTACGGAACATACTAATAAATCTGCCAATATACTATCTATGATATTTGATCCACCCCTTTTTAAATGATCATATTTTGTAGCACCAGTGGTATATATTCCAGTTCTACCATACCCTACTATTCCACATATTTTTCCCATTTCGTCTTCTGCGTCATAAAGTTCTGGATATACCGAAATCTTTACATCTTCTTTTAATAAACATACAGCTATATCAAATCCAAATTTTTCTTCTGTAAATTTGTCGTATACTACAGAGTACAGTATATCTACATTATTTTCTTTATGTTTTATGTAGCAATCTTTTGCCTGTTTCATAACGTGTGCTGCTGTAAGCAGTATTTTAGGCTGTATTAGCACTCCAGAAGCAAAAAAGGTTTTGTTATTATTTTCATCACCCTCTCTATTTATTTTGCCACCAAGACTTACTATGCATTCGTATGTATTGCCATAATTAACATATTTTGAATCTGGCACATTCGGATCAATTGTTCCACCTAAAGATACGTTTAACAAAATTAGCCATAATAATAATGATCTCATAACCGTACCTCCGTGGTTTATATTGTATAATTGGTTCTAGGAATGGCCTATTAACAATGAGAGTTTTGTAGTTTTTTGCATCTTCTATGATATTAATATTCCAACTTTTCCAATCCATTAAATGTCCAAATACAAAGTGGCAATATTTACCACACAATGTAATAAGGTTATTTGGATCTAATTCTTTAGATCTGTCTATTTGATAGGGAATAATATGATGAACTTCTAAATTGTCTTCCCTCCCACACGCAGCACATGATGGATAATTTTTTAAGTGATTTTTGCGTACTGTATTCCATTTACCAGATCTTCCAAAATTAAAAAAATACGCCATAATATATACACCATTTTTAATTTAATCCACAATATAGATCATTATTATGTATTATATATATCTATACTGTAGTGAATTTACTTAGAACAAAACTAGAATCACAAAATTTTGTAAGATACAATTTGTTTTTTTCTTTAAATTCATCTACAGCCCTTATCACTTCAGCGTGAGCTGGGTCGTAATCATGACCACAAATAAATCCAGTACTTCGAACTTTAGCTAAAGCAAATGATAAATCATGCACAACCATGTCATATGAATGATCTCCGTCTATGTATATACAATCTAAACTATTGTTTTCAATTAAGTCAAAAATATCCGATGATTTTTTTCTTATAAGTTGAATTTTTTCATTTAGATGGGATAATCTGTCTTTAAATGCTAATTCTTGCTCTGGACTCCATAGTGGATCTATACAATATAGTTTTGAAACGAACTGAAATGATGATATAAGTAAAGCAGATTCTCCAATATTTGATCCTATTTCGCACCAAACTTGGTTTTTGTTACAGCCACTTTTTTCGTATACATGTTGAATTAAATGAATTAAACCTGTAACTTGGATTCCAGAACTTGGATTCCACGTTGGCATAAACCTTGATGAAAGCTTTGTTTTTTTAGTACTCATATTTAAAAGCTTCTATATCTTCTTTATACAGATTATATACTAAGTTTCTGGTTTTTGTATTATAGTAGTCATGATAGTGTGTATGTTCTGTTGTATTTTCCTTGGGTATATTTTGTACAGATATATTTAGGATATCTAATATGTTTTTAAGATCGTAGTTTATATTCTCAAATCTTCCTAAATAGTCTATCTTGTTAGTATCTATTAATTCAACTTGTTGTTTTAAATGTCCATCATAACCTATATATTCAGGTGTTAACATTTCTATAAACTGATCAAAAGAAAAATTTGATAAGGGTTTATAGAATTCCATTTCCCAAATTGTACCTATAGATTTTTGTGTTTTATCTAAAAAACAGGATAATAATCTATCCCAAGGATTTCTTACTATTGAAAATTTAAAATATGTATTCCAATTTGTGTTCCAATATGATTCAAAAGATTCATGAGATATATTCGTATTTTCTTTTAATATCATACCAATGCTTACTGTTGCTACTTTGGGGATTCGAAAATAGACATATTTTTTTTCATCAGATACCATTAAGTTATATTCTTTCATAGATAATTCTTTATTTATTGAGTAGTATACTGATTATTAACTATTATACTAGAAATTTTTGAAACGTTTTCATTCAGTTTTATATACGGATAGAAATAATGTTTTATTTTGATGAAGTCATTAGCTCGTTCTTCACAACAATAACCAATAAACTTATCTACTGGACAAGTAATAGATTTTTTTCCGCTCCAATTATATTTAGTAGTATAAGTACCATTGGCAATACTTTGTGCAACTATGCTATCTTCTTCAACTGGCTTTACATAATTCAAAAGAGTTGGACAATTTGTTGCTGATATTAATTTTTGAGCAGCAGATAGGCTCAAGATATATGCTTCTCCACCATTCAATATCATTCTATTATCATGCCAATGTATCCTAAGTGATAACTGAATCAATTCGTGATTTTCAAAAATAATGTTAGAATTCATCAGCGATTGTAACGAAGATATATCGATATCATCTTCAAGCACTAGTGTATATGGTATATTTTCTTCTACAATTTTTTCCCACACCTTATAGTGACTTAAATATGCACCAAATGCTCCCGGATTTTTTGTGAAATAATACTTACTAGTGAGGTTGACGGGTTGAAATGTTATCGCATTATTTAACAAGACCGTTTCATAATTATTTGAATTAACCTCTATCGCTTCAAATCTTTCAACTTCCTCAATATGTTTTATGTTATTCCACCTATCTTCTCTATTAGCTAGATTTATACATAGTATTTTTGGAAACTTATACTCCTTATTAAAATGTACAACTTTATCTTCTATTGTGTAATTTTTGCGTGTTGGAAAAGTTGGAGAGTGTGCAGAACACATATATCTATTATCTTGTTCCGTTTTAATGATATCTTTATTTTGATAATTTATGCCCCTATCTATATTACTATGTGGTATGTGGTAAATACTTTTTTCAATGTTGAACCAAATTATTTCTTTGATTTGGGGCTTATGTTGTTTGATTCTATTATGAAGATCTATTTCATCAAATCCATACCCATTCAAGTCTTCTCTAAATGGTAGTAAGTTATCCCTATGTATTAAGAAAAAGCCAGACATTGAAGATGAAAAAGTAAAATCTCCCTTAACAAAATAATTTTTCATATTCTTATTTAGAAGTAAATTATCCAAAAATGCGGAATCGATCAATTGATAATCGCTATCTATTTTAAGAATATAGTTTTCCTTAGATAAATCAAAGCCAATATTATATGCACGACCAAGATTAAACACTGTCTCATTCTCTACTCTTATTATCTTAACATTTTTTTGTTGTGATAATTTTTGTAAATCCATATTTTCTTGTAGTGGGTTTTTAGAACTATAGTCAACAATTATGAATTCACGAATGTATGGCACATTAATCCAACTCTTTAATATTTTGACTAGATTTTCTTCCCTATTCATGCAGGCAACAACTAAAGAAATTCCAACTTTAGACAGCAACAAGTCATTCAATTCTTTGGCTATCCCATTAGAAATTTTATTTTTGTAGCTTGATGTTAGTGCGATAAATTTTTTAGCAATGTCAAAATTCTCAACCTCAATTAAGAACGATACAAAGTCTTTAACAAACTTGAGATTATTTTTTATGCCACCAGCTTTATCTAGAAAAGTTTCTATATCGATGTACTCATGTTCTATAATCTTAGTTAGATATTGCTCTACGATCTGTATAAAATTATGATATTGATTATTTTTGACTAGTGAGAACACGATGTTGTTTATAGATTTGACTATTTGCTGGTCTATTTCTATGTTTCTTAGTATGTGTCCAAAAAGACTTGGATATTTGTGTTTGTTTTTGTCTTTGTTATATATGATTAAAGCTTGTTTGAGATTTTTTTCATGTATGTATCTAATGCATGTAAGATAATTCTGTTCACTCTTTTGAGACTCGTTAATTATTTTATCACACTGTTCTACCATTCCTAAATCTAGACAGCTAGTTAGATATAATATCTTGACTTTAATATTTTTGTGGTAGTGATAAATTTTTTCTATGATATCATTAAACTCTGATATATTAGTAATACTATATTTTTCAACACACGTATTAATCAGATATATAACTTCAAGTAATTCAAATAGTTTTCCTTCTTCTATATATCTATTAACAATTGATCTAATGAATTGAATAGATTTCTCTACACTGTTTATACTTGAAATATATTCGCTATACATTTCAAAGTTTTTTCTACTAGTGTCCATATCTTTAATCAGTGAAAAGTTAATCATATCAAATATCCTGCCATCAAGTGGAGGCGACGGGAGTCGAACCCGTGTCCTAGCAACAGATCATTATACTTTCTACAAGTTTATTTTGTTCATAAAATCTTAAAAGAGAATAAAGAACAAACAACATTCATCTCTTCGTACCAACAAAGTCTTAATCTAGAACCCGTTGGCTATTCTAGATGCAGAAGGATTTAACGACGATTTTTTGGACGCTACCCTCATCGCATCCTCAAATCGTTGCTACTTTTTCAAGCAGCAAGAGCTAACTGTGTTACGCCAGTTAAAGCGTTTAGTATGGTTTTAAAGTAGCCTCCATACCACCTACTACTTGCTTACATAAATCACTTATTGTAGTCGAAACCTTGACGCCCCCTATTCATTATCTAAAAGAAAAGCCACCATATCACTAATTCCATTTTTAATTCCTACTAATCTAGCCATTTCCTTATCATTATCTAGAATAATAAATGTAGGAATCTGTTCAATATTATACTTGCTTACTGTGGCTTTGTCAATATCGAAATTTATCTTCTTCAACTTATATTTTTTCATAGCCATGCTTACTAAAGAGTGAGGATTATTTATTTCCTTGTGTGCTATTCTACATGGTCCGCATCTATCAGAATAAAAAAATAATAACTGCTTATTAGAGACAACCATTGCAAAACATTCTAATGTAAGCCAAGACACTAGAAATGAAATAACAAATATGCTTTTATACGCTTTATTCATGATAAACCTCGCTAATTTGATAAAAATATTCATCTGAAATTTATACACATTAACTTTCTAGATATCCGTTCAAGAAGTTATTAATAAATTTGATATCTGATTTATCCAATCTTATTTCATATATCTCGTTGTTAAAATTACAGAATCTCAGTAAATACGGTTTATTTTTAAGCATACCGTTATACAGGAGTTCTATAACATCATTTTCTAAAATGAGATATGTTGAGGTTTCATCTTCTTGTTTTTTGAGTTTCATATTAACTCCCTTATGACTTTTCCGCTATTTGCTATTTTCATCGGCCTTCCATTTTTAGATGTAAATGTAGTTTCAAGTGATATATCTAAACTTTTAAGCACTGTTGCCATTAGATCCTCAGAGGAATATGGTTCAGTAATTACTTTCTTTCCATCTTCATTGGTTTCTCCAACTACTATGCCCTGTTTTAATTTACCGCCACCAACTACTGCACTCCAACTTCTTGCCCAATGATCTCTTCCAGCGTTCTTGTTGATGTCTGGCGTTCTTCCAAATTCTCCCATCCATATAATGTTAGTTGTTTCGTATAATCCCCTACCTATTAAATCTTCAATTAGGGCGCTCATACCCATATCCATTTGAGATAATTTATCTGGCAGCGTGGTAAATATATCCATATGATTATCCCACCCGCCAAGTTCTACTTCGATAAATGGAACACCAATTTCTACCAACCTTCTAGCCATTAAACAGCCTTTACCGAAAGGAGTATTACCATATCTTTCACGAATATTTTGTGGCTCTTTGCTAACATTAAAGACTTCAGTATATGGACCTAGCATTAAATCAACAGTTTTATTTAACATCTTGGCGTGACTATCAGCAAGTTCTCCACGTTTTTCTTGTATGAATTTATTTTCTACTACAGCCAAGAAGTCTAATCTTTGTTGTAATATTTGTCGATCTATACTAGATTGTATATTTCTAATTGTTCCATTATAATCAACAACTAGTGGGGCGTATGTGGCACCAAGAAATCCCGGCCCAATACTTGTGCCACCAATGCTTATAAATGGCGGTATTCCTATTTGTGACATTGTATTTTTCAGTAATTCGTGGGATATTACAGAACCATAACTAGGATGTTCTATGTTTGGATTAGGAACATATCCAGTATGCATATAATATCTACCTCTACCATGATCCGCCTCTCTTGTACTCATACTGCGAATAATACTAAGATTATCCATTTTTTTAGATAGCAGCGGCAAATGTTCACATATTTGCATACTATCTACGTTTGTTGAAATTGGTTTAAATTGTCCCCCACTTGGACTATCGGGTTTTAAGTCCCAAATATCTATTGTGCTGGGACCGCCACTCATCCATAGCAATATTGTGCTTTTATTTTGCTTTTTCAATTTATTAGCATTTGCTAGGATAGCATTTTGGAATAATATCGAACTTGATGATAATGCCATTATTCCATTGATATGAGATAAAAAATGTCGTCTGTTCATAAAATTCTCCTTAATATTGTGTTAGTTAATAGCCCCAGCAGGAATCGAACCTACAATTAGAGATTAGAATGAGTATAAAAATGAGTTTCTCTATGACAATTTGCACACAATAAATCACATTTGTCTAATTCTTTGCAGATGATACTTTTATTTTTTTCAAATGACGTTATTTTTATATGCGAGAAAGTAAAATGTTTTTTCTTTGGATTTCTATGGTGTAATTCTAAAGCTCCAATACATTTGCTATATCCACATTTTTCACATTTTCCACCTTTATAATGGACTAATTCTTCTTTAAATTTTCTTAATCTTTCTGCTGTATTTTGACTATTACAAGATTTACAATAAGATTGTACTTTTCCCTTTCTTTGTCCGCTTTTTACAATGTAGAAATTATCTATTGATTTTTCTTCTTTACATCTAAAACATTTCATTTGGTATTCCTTATGGATAGAAAACTATTATCTATCCATAGATACACAATAAAAATAAAAAGTACCCCAAACAGGACTCCAACCTGTAACCTTGTCATTAGAAGTGACTTGCTCTATGCAATTGAGCTATTGGGGCATGTTGTACATTCATGATCGATAGTTATTAATAATATTTTGTCAAGATTCTATCCATTTAACTATGGGGCCGAATAATGTGATTTTGATATTTTAGTGTATATACTGTTGTAAATATTTACACTTTTACTCATTAATGGGAGATATTACTTATGGCATTTTCAACACATGGTATACAAGAGGTTTTTACTGGAGCAACAGTAAATGCAAGTGGAGCTTTAACACTCCCATCTGGTAGTATTAATAGCTATATTCCTCTTACTTCTGGAAATCCAACAGTATATGAAATGATGTATGGCCTCATTGATACTATGGCAGACGCTGTTGCTTCTGGAAATCCAACCAACGTTACAGTTTCACAATCACAATCAATTTCTGGTAACACTCTTGTAAAGAGATATAATTTTACAGTAAATCTAGATCTAGCTGGCTCAGACATAGATGAAATTCTTAATGTCAAAGTGGAACCATCTGGCTCTTGATTATATCCACAATTAGTAATGTATGCAATCAGAGCCAAGGGAAACCTTGGCTCTTTTTGTTTCATGAAACCTTGTAGTATTTTTCACAACGCTGAATAAACTTTGGAAGAATCTTTCGTAGATCCCGTGGCATATTTTCTATAATATCCGTTACAAATGATGCCCTACCAAGAGCAATACGAAGACCAAGCTTTTTACAAAATCTATCATACTTTGAACAGAATGAGTATCCAACATTGTATCCACCCTCATGCATTTTCGTTGCAACAAGAACCCCCTTTGGTTCACCATTCTTATCACGAAGATAACTAATCAAAGTATACTTAGGAATATCGACGTTGTTCATTGTTTTCTCCAATTAAATAATATCAGCTTCCATAAAGTCCATATCCAGATTGAGTTCGTCCCAATCCTCTTGTGTAACATTTCCAACTACCAAATAGTTATCATCATCAGACATATCGTAGTCGATATAAAAATCTTCAGACTTTGATGACTTCATCTGGTTAAGATCAATAACTAGGTCTTGTGCTTCTTTATGACCAATTACATTACTAAAACAATTAATCATTATTTTACCTCTTTGTGCTTGTAGATAAATGATCTTTTGCCTCTTCAATACTTTGAGTAACCTGTTCTATTAGACTTGATAAACGCTCTTCGTCTTCACAGTCCATATCTCCATGTTCCAATTCAAGAACAAGACCTTCTAAATATTCTTCTGACCAACATATTAAATCAGTAATAATTTTCTTGGTTTTTTGATTCATTTCATTACTCCAATGTGTCATACATGGTAGTATACAACAGTTATCGGCAGTTGTCAAGTTTTTCTTTAGCGGAATCTGAGGGATTCGAACCCCCGGACCTATAATTGGTCGCCGGTTTAGTAAACCGGTGCATTAAGCCGCTCTGCCAAGATTCCAACTGGCGAAATAGGATTCGAACCTATAACCTAGCGGTTAACAGCCGCTTGCACTACCGTTGTGCTATTCGCCAATAATGCCCGACTAGGATTCGAACCTAGACAGAAAGAACCAAAATCTTTCGTGCTACCGTTACACAATCGGGCAACAATTATTTTCTACATTCTCTACCATTTCCTTTATTCATATTCTTATATGTGTCAGTTAGCGAATGACAATTTGGACATAAAACTTTCAAGTTTTCTTCGGTATTATTCTTATAATTTCCATCTATATGATGGATTTCAAGTGGGCATTTATTTGTATTCTTATTTATTTTATTCCATCCACATTCTGAACACTTATAGTTATGTTTTTGTAGGAGATATCTTTTTATGTATCGTCTTACTGTGCCATTTGCTTCATAACCATTATCAAGTCCAGATTTCCAGTTAATTATCTTATTTCTAAAACCATAGTCTTGCTGGCATTTTATACTACAGTACTGTTTACCATTGCCAGTTATGTTGTTTTTGCAATTTTTACATAATCTATTGTGTTTTTTTCTTTTTGGATATAGCACATTATTCTTTTTAGCCGCACATGAACGAGAACAATAATGGTTTGGAGATTTTTTTATTTCAAATACGTGTTTTTCAAATTCTTTATTGCAGAATAAACATTGAACTATCATAATTATTTCTCCTTGTGTGGATATGAATATATACACACATAGAGTATTTGTAACTGTTTTATTTTTCGAATCTAGAGCCGGTAGTAGGATTTGCACCCACGACATTCAAATTACAAATTTGACACTCTACTAACTGAGTTATACCGGCTTCTATCGCTATGCGTTGTCAACCTACGCAGAATTGATCGCTAAGTTTAGCCGCCAAATCCTTTGCAGATGCTGACAAGAACTTATTGTTACTGAAAAATAGAGGTGTAGATACTTGATTAAGAAAATCTACAACACTATGCAATAACTTGAGTTGGTCATTATTTGGCACAAATTGAATATTAGGCGTTGGCATAATATCATTTGTATCATTCTGTTCCGCTGACTCTATGTAATCTGGTATGTCGTCATTTTCACCAATAACAACTGGCATACTTACTTTATCCTGTTTTACGAGTTGGTTAAGTATCTGTTTTGCAGCATCTACTGGAATTGGAACTGTACTATCCTTCGTAGAAACTTGCCTCCAAGACTCATACCAAGCGTCACTACTCTTTGCTGATTGAACATGAACCTGTGCAGATTGACCAGTAAGAGCCTCCTGTAGATTCACAATGCTAACCTTATCGCCATTATATCCATCAACAAGTGTGGAAAAATAAGACTTCTTACCTTCCCAAGGCTTACGCCACCAAGTAAAAGGAACTCTAAAAATCTGATTTATCTTCATTGCACGTATATCCGCGTTAAAATAATTGGCTAACTTCTTCTGGATACCGTTCCAGTACTTAGTATTCTTAGTTAGTCCCATGTTATGATCATTGTCAGACAAAATCCAATAAACTTGATATCCATTTCTAGTATCAACAACCCAACTTGGTTTTACCTTGAAGTTTTGTATCATGGTCATGTACTGCTTTTTAATCTGCAATACTTCCTTGGGCCTGAGATATTGACCATTTTGGTCGCGGCCAGCGTCCAAATCAATATAACAAGCACGAACTTGTGAAATAGTGTCTTTCTTTCTGCCACCATTGATATAAAAGTATGCGTCAGCATTTGACTCAACATTAGCGGTTAACACTTCATTAACGAATTCAGTATGATTCATTCCACTAAGTTTGACTCGCGGATTGTTGTTGTAACAAAATATATGTTTACCACTAAATGAACACAAAAACCGTGTTCGGTCAACATTAAAACTGTGAACATCTATATTGGTATCAAATGGATTAAAAGTTGTTATCATTGATCATTTCCTTCATTAGAATTTATATATACAATAGGAGCGGTGGGATTCGAACCCACACTGTGGGGATTTTAAGTCCCGTGTCTCTGCCGTTGGACTACGCTCCCCCAACGCTGTCATTCTACACCATCATCGTCTACTGTCAAGCCACTTCTTGAAAGTTTCTGGATCGGTGTACAAAGGTATTACCGTTGTTTGATCTTCATATGGATTGTAACATGTAGAAAATGCGTATAGATCATTTTTCTCATTTATTCTACCATAACCAACGGGATTAGATAAAACTCTTTCAAGTTCAGATATTCTTGTTTTTAGTTCTTCGTTTTCGCGCCTAAAATAATCCAATCCCCCTCTTATACATTTCAATTCATCTTTAGCATTAAAAACATCAAATTGGGATGGAAGATTGTTTTCTTCACACAAATGAATCATGTACTCAAGTGGTTTTTCTTGTTTTTCTAATTTAAGATATTTATTCATGATATTGTGTAGCCCAATTTGGCATATTGTTATCTTCGCCAGTTTTTAGATTAAATGTTTCAACAAATGTGTCGTATGTATCTTCTATATGTAATTCTAGTAGTTTTTGAAGTCCATTTAATGCATTGACGATATCATCTCTAGTCATACCTCTTTCTATTACTCCACGGGATAGAGATTGAATTTGGTGCGTGAAATTGTAGAAGGCCATTATGTCCATCTCAAGATCCATTCTGTTTTTAGGCATTTTATTTGTCTCCAGTTGGTTTCATTTCTGTAAATCCTCTTTCAGTATTCAAAAAGAACTTATCAATAAATCCAGCACTTCTATTTAAGAATTCTATTCCGTGTCTACTTACATAAAATCCAATAGATGCACCACCTACAATAATACATCCAAAGTAGAATATTTCAAATGCTATTCTCAATGTTAATTTAGTTTGTTTGTTCATTTTTATATTCTAGTTTGGGTATAATTTCTGTATCGTCATACGCAATATTCTTAATAGATATTTCTATGATAGAATTTTCATTCACTTCAGATCTATTAATGAGTTTTTGTAATTCTTGTAATAGCTTATTTGGATCTATTTTTTTATCTAGTTTGAAATATATGTTCATGTATATCTACGAGAATATTGGCCCTGTATATCACTCACAAAATCTGATTCACCAGTATCATCTGGTCCATAAATAAATTCCTTTGGAACTTCCTTATAAACTCCCCTTTGTTTGGCCTCGTCCCAATCTAAACAGCCGTATTTACTCCAATATAGATACTTGAATCCATTATAAGACTTTGTATCATACAACAGTTTTTCCATTACAAAGCACAATCTTTGTTTTGCAGATTGTGGTATCCTACTGGCAAGCAAATCATTAATTGCTGTTTTAGTGTAATCCAAAAAATCTATAGATACTTGTTTTCTTAGTTTAGCCATAATATATCTCCATTTTGTGCGAAGACACACTATTATTATACCGTGCGTGGCGAGTTTGTCAATCTACTTTTTATACAACACGCATTGCGAAAATTTAAAGATATTCAACTACCAATAACTAAATACTTTTTGACTATGTCCATAAATGACTCCTAATATTAATTAGTTCAATTAACTTATCAGTATCTTCTCTATCATAACTTCTTTCCATCTCATCTATCAAACGATAGTAATGTTTCCCATCAGTTGTTTTTGTGATAATATCATAAGGATCATCTCGATTGGGCCTAGTTTTAGTCCACCACTCATACAATGCTCGTATCTTAATTGATGCTTCTGCTTGTGGAGTCAATTTATTATAATCTGGATCA